TAATATTTGGTACAACTTTTTTAGGAATGATGATGTTGACCGGAATATATAATGACGAACCTTTCTATAAAGTTATTTTAGCAGTTATGATGACATTTGGATTGGTATATGGTATTGGTCAATTACCATATGCATTTTTGATTTTTATAATTTTAGGTATAACTATGTACACATATGTACAAACGAGTTCAATAGAAGATACATTATTTAATACTTTATTGGTATTTACAGTATGTATTTTATTAGGTTTATTTGGAGATACAGATTTTTTTAAACCGTTTAAAAATTTTAAATTAAAGGAGGGATTTTATTTTAGTCCAAGCGCAAGGAGATTGGTTAGTCATTCAATGACAGCTCTACAATGTCAAAATACATGTGCAAATGATAAACATTGTAAATTTTCATATTATAGTCATAATATGGAACGAGGAGGGATAGGCAAGTGTTGGAATACACATGGATCAGATTCTAATCAACGAACATATGGAGGAAAAAATCAGGGAGGAATTACATGGAGAAATCAAAAATATACACCAAAACCTCCACCACCACCTCCTAAACTTGTGTGTGTCCCTATTCCTAGAATTCAAAAAATGCAAGGAAATCATGCTATGAGACCTTGGGGAAGAACTTACGATCAAGATTATAATATAAGTGTCAGAAAATGCAAGATACCATCACTTAATAGATGCAGTAGTTATTGGGGTAGACGTTGTAATTTGGCAAGAAAATGTATTTATCCATATAATTCACGTTTATGGGAAAATAGATGCAATTCTTTATCGCAGAACAAATGTAAATCAAGAACAGAATGGCCCAATGGTAGTGGGGGACGATGTACATTCTAAATATAATTGTTACAATAATTCGTTGTTTTTACTTAATAATCTATAAATTTATTTTATAGACTATTTATATCATGAAATATATGTTTTTAGCAATAATATTGTTATGTGTTACAATATTAATATATATTCAATTCTCCAATAAAATAAGAGAGGGATTGACTTTTGAAGAACAGAAAAAAAATTTAATTGAACAGGATAAGTATTATGATTATCGTAAATTTCCACAAACAGTTCCCGGTGGATCAGACGATGTTAAATTTGTCGATTTAAGTTTAGATAAAACAAAAATGATAAATACAAACCCATCCGCTAATGTAAATCAAAGCGATATAGGAAAAAACATAGAAAAATGTCGAATTATCGATAAAAATAATGATTGTGGATTGATTTCCCAGAATGATTGTGGATATTGTTGGCATACTGATAAAATAATGTATGGAGATGCAAATGGACCATCGGCTGATGTTTGCCCTAAAAATGGATGGGTTCCCCCAGGACCCAATGCTGCAATAGAATGTCAAAAAAAAAAAGAAAGAGCATTATGCGCTACAATGACTGATTGCGGAGATGCTACTGGTGAAAAATCAATATGTGGATGGTGTCCTCTTACTAATAAAGGGGTACCAAAAAAAAGAGCACCAGATGGTAAGGGATGGATTGCAAAATATGACGAAGATAAATGCGATTGGAAGTCTAAAATAGACCAAGTCATGGGAGATTCAGGAGACTTTGAAAAATGTACCGATTTAAAAACCAAATTGCCTAGTCAATATGGTGAAAGTCGCAAATGGCACGATAGAGATGGTAAAACATATGATTGTGAAAAATATGCTGAAGGAAATAATTGTAAATCATGGGGTAATAGTTATACTTATCAAGGATTAACCGGAAAGCAAGCATGTTGTGTATGTGGAGGTGGTAAAAAGGGGTTTGATTTCCCTGGTAATCTTATAGAACCCAATATGTGTAATAAGTTTAAACAAATGTTTCCATGTATTGGACCGAAAATGTTTACAGGACCTCATACACCAGCATGTTTATCTAATTTATGGAAAAAAAGTGGTTGTACAGGTGATTTAAATGAAAGAGTAACCGACCAATCAGATTATAATTGGTGGAACTCAAATTCATATGGTAATGCAGCAACAAATATGAAAGGATTTGTCAAAACAGCAAAAGAGTCTAGTAATTATAAAGAAGCCAATATAACCAATAAAAAATGTTTTGGAAAAAATGTAGACGCATGTGAAAATAGATTTAAACCTAGACCATTGGAATGTTCAAAAAAGATTTACCAACAATCAGGTTTAAATACCCAAGGAAAATTAAACCCTGCTAATAAAAATATGGTTACTGATGGATATATTAGACAACTGTGGAAAAATGGGCAAAATGGCGAATGGAGCGTTAGTGAATATTTGCGTGAATTAATAGGATACAAACGGCAAAATATACACGATAGTACACAGCCTAAAAAGAACTTTGACCGTTATATGCATAATAATATGCTTGTAAAAGGTAATTTACCACAAATACCTTGGGAGAAACCTTGTTGGAATGATTTTATTATAATGATGTCCACAAGTGAGTATTCAACTATAGTAAGCAATGGAAATTTAAGTTTTTCAGGAGGTGGTTTCAAGTCTATATTACCAACGCAGAATTCGGCAGAGGCAAAATCTGGAATTAAGAAAGGTATGCATTGGGTAGGTAATTATGAATTAAAAAAAGAGATTTATGAATTGAAATATTTCCCTTTTTGGCAATTTGTGAAATTAAATAAAAAGACTTGGAATTCTCAATGGAATAAATTTAAATCTATTATGACGAAATCTCCCAGCGTAAAGGGCAACTTTAATAAAGTAAATTCTCAATGGTTAGGATGGGATCCCATACAAGCCCGTCGAAGAGGACTTCAAAAGGGCCAAGGCGATTGCGATAATGATCGTGATTGTGGACCAGGATTAAAATGCGCACACGATAAATCACAAATACCCGGTATTAGAAATACTGGATTGATTAGAGGCGGACGTGATTTTTGTTACGATCCAGCTGATTCAGTATTAGGAGGTACAGACGGTATAATATTTTTAGACGGCTCTAATTTTGATACTATTATTGAAACAAAAAATAGTTTATCTCAAGCAAATCAATTGGGAAACTTTTATAGATCGGGAAATAATAGATTTTTAACAAAGAATGCTTATATGCATGAACATTTTCCATATTGGACATTTATCCGTCGTGCTCAAAAAAGTTAAATAATAAATTTGATAATAAAGATAAATATGATATTTAAAGTATCATAATTATCTAAATGGGATCAACTCAATCTGTTAGTAGAAAAGTTAATTTTGAAGATATACAGTACTTATTAAACAAAACTAATGAATATATACTTATTAATACTCTTGATAAAAAAGATCAAGATTGTTTAATAAAAAATACAATTTTAATACAAGATGAAGAAAAAACCATAAATCATTTTATGAAAAATAAAATAGATATTCATATTATTATTTATGATAAAAATGCGAATGTCCCAAATCTTATGAAAAAATATGAACAATTAATAGGATTGGGGTTTACAAATGTGTATATTTATCCAGGTGGATTATTTGAATGGCTTTGTTTACAAGATATTTACGGTATTGATGATTTTCCGACCACAAAAAAAGAACGAGATATATTGAAATATAAAGGAAAATCTGCATTTACTAGTTATTTATTGAAAAACGATATAGATTAAAATTGATTTTTTATATATTAAAAAGATATTTAATATATAAATATACATGGATCTTAAACAACAAAAACTAACAAAAAAAGAATGGGAATTTCTCGAAGTTCCCGTCAATTATAAAGAAAAGGAAATTTTAGATTTAATATATAAATCATTTAATAATGTGGATTTTACTAAAAATGAAACAAATAGTTTGCTTCTTTACTTAAAAATAAGCACTAATGATTTAAATTTTCATCAGTATTTATTTGAAAAATATTTTCAAGAAAACATTAAAAAAATAGTTGAAAAATATAAGTTGGATTGGAAAAAAGAAAAAAATAAGAAAGCGATGAAAAAAATAAATAGTGCAAACTTAATTCGTATAAAAAACAGTTCCTCGAAAATAGACGATATTAAACATGAAATTATTGAATTTATTCTTATTGATATTATTTCGAAATTTTTAAAGAAAAACAACTGTCCAATGATGTTTTATTCTCTATGTGACATAATGAAAAATAATATTTTACACATTAATATTTTTGTTAAAAGTTTGGTAGATTTTATTATATGCAAATATTCTGACCAAATAAATAAACGTAAATTAATTAAAAATGCATATAATTATATTGAGAAAAACAAGATCATCTTCAAATATAAAGATGTTGGGTTATATGGACATCAGAAAGACTTATTTACAGAAGTCAAGAGAGACGGTGCAAAAATGATATATTATCAAGCACCGACTGGTACAGGTAAGACTATATCTCCAATAGGAATTGCTGGTGGTAAAAAGGTAATATTTACGTGTGCTGCAAAACATATCGGATTACAGTTAGCCAAATCATGTATTTCAATGGAAATACCAATAGCAATTGCATTCGGATGTGAAGATCCGAGTGATGTTCGTCTTCATTATTTTGCAGCAAAAGATTTTGTTAGACATAGAAAAACCGGATCAATATTTAGAGTAGATAATTCAGTAGGAGACAAAGTTCAGATTATTATTACAGATATCCAGTCCTTCTTACCAGCTATGAATTACATGTGTGCTTTTAATAAAGAAGAAGATATTGTATGGTATTGGGATGAACCAACTATTACGTTGGATTATGAGGAACATACATTTCATACTATTTTGGAAAGAAATTGGAAACAAAACAGAATACCCAATATTGTTTTATCTTCAGCAACACTTCCCGATAAAGATGAAATTTCATGCATGAGTAGATATTTTTGTGATAAATTTGAAGGAGGTAGGGTAAAAGAAATCAAAAGTTATGAATGTAATAAATCTATCCCTATTTATGATAAAGAAGGCAATATTATTATGCCCCATTTGTATTATAATAATGCGCGAGATTTGAGAAAATGTGTACAGCATATAAAAAAAAATCTAACTATTTTGAGACATTTGGATGTAAAAAAAATGGTGGAATTAATTTATTATGTGAATAAAGAGAAACTTATAGATGAACAATTTAATATAGAAAGTAATTTTGCAAATGTATCTGATATCACTATAATGTCCTTAAAATTATATTACTTAAATATTTTATCTTTATTGAGAGATAACTATCAACAAGTATATGATTATTTTCAAAATAAATATAAAAAAGATAAAAAATCTTTTATTAAAATTACAACAAACGATGCTCATACACTAACGGATGGTCCTACTATATTTATTACAGATAATGTGAGAAAAATGGGATTATTCTATTTAAAAGTTTCAAATATACCCGAAAGTGAATTGGACGATATTGTTCAAATAATTAATAGAAATGAACGATATATGTTAGAGTTAGAAAAGATCGAAAAGGATGAGGAACATAGAAAAGATAAATTGGGTAGCGAACAATTAGATAAAGATCATTCTAAAAATAAAGAGGGTGATCAATATAAACAACAAGAAATTTATAGAAAAACTGTAAAAGCATTAAAAAGCAAAATTAAAACGATTGAGTTAAACCCAAAATTTGTGCCAAATAGTAAACAACATATTAAGTTATGGTCTAAAAATGAGGATACCTGTAATTCTTTCACAAGTGACATAGATGATGAAATAGTAACACAAATTATGTATTTGAATGTCGATAAAGCCTATAAAGTTTTGCTTTTGATGGGAATTGGGGTTTTCATAAAAGATATTAATAAGGAGTATATGGATGTGATGAAAAGTTTGGCTACACAACAGAGATTATATGTTATTATTGCATCATCTGATTATATTTACGGGACAAATTATCAGTTTTGTCATGGTTATTTGAGTAAAGATTTGGAAAATATGACACAGGAAAAAATGATTCAAGCATTTGGACGTATAGGCAGAAAGAAAAGTCAATCTGAGTATACCATTCGATTGAGAGATAATGCACTAATTGATAAATTATTTACTGAAGAAAAAAATAAGCCTGAGGTTATTAATATGAATCGCTTATTTGGATTTTAATGGTCGATGAATGAATTATTGAATAGTTAAACATTTGATGTCCATAAATGTTCTGAATGTTTAAAATCTTTTTTATCAAGAATATAGATTCTGTAAATATATTCTTGATAATTTTTAGGTTCCATAAAACTACTATAATGATCTAATGTAAATCCGGGATTTGTTATATGTTTGAAATAAATAACATTTTTTAATGGATTTTCACCATTACCACTTATAAATCCAATTGTAGATTTGTCCCATCCCATATTTTTTATATTGACTGTATTAAGAGTATTAATAATATAATCTAGATTATGATGTAATGTACTAATTTTCTCAATGTTTTCATCTGTATAACACATGACTTTCTCTCCAATCATTGTTGGTAATTGTCTCGTATCTAATTTTTCTCTAAGAGGAATAAGATCAGAATGAGGATGCATGTAAATAATCATATCACTGCTCATATCTAAAATATCTTTATCATCCGAATTATCGATGATAGTAGTTAACATGTCTTCTATAATAAATTCCGCACTTTTAACCGCATGATGATAATAAACATTCTTATGTAACCGATACCTTGTTTCAAAAACCATCATAATATCGTGTTGAATTTTTTCTGGCCATGCTAATTGCGATAAGCCTTGATATTTAACCACACGACACATAGTAATAATTCTATCATAGTTAATATTTTGACTTAAACCCAGATGATAACTGTCACGCTGGATATAATCTAATTTATCAACGTCGAGTGAACAAACTTTATTGGCTACAATTTGGAAAAGATAATTATTTTTCCATTCATCTGTTGGATTTATCATTTGAATGATCGTATTTACCTCAAATGTAGTAATCTTAATATTGTATTTGACTACTAAGTTTTGAAATATTTCAATTCCCCGTTCTTCATGAGACGGTCTTCCTAATTTTGTAACAATATCATCGTAAAGATGACTATATGGTCCATGTCCAATGTCGTGAACCAATGCCGCGACCTGTACAATTTCAATCATTCTATCTGCAATTTCTAGTTCTGGCTGGGTTTTTTGCAAATTAGTAATGAGTTTTCCAGCTAAATGACTTACCCCAAGAGAGTGTTCGAACCTTGTGTGATTTGCACTGGGAAATACAAGATATGTTGCACCTAATTGTCTTAATTGGTGCAGTCGTTTAAATTCAGGGGTATCAATAATTGATCTCATGAGCGGACTAATTGTGATAAATCCATGGATGGGACAGAATATTTGCTTTGTAGTCATAGTTTTTATTTAGTTTTTGTTTCGATTTTATTAATAATGGAGGTGTTATATTAATAAAAGTAATTCAATTTTATTATTAAAATAATTTCTTTTGTAAAGTATCACTGTATATGAGACATATACCGATAATAATGGAGATTAATCCAAAAATGGAGTTTCTAGTTATTTTCTCTCCAAGAATTATTACAGAAAATATAGCATTAAATATAAGCAATACCCCTTCTGCGATCGGAGTAACCATTGATGAATTATATTTTTCTAATAAATAATAATTGGCCATAATGGCAGCAATGGCTACAATACTGACAATTGTTCCCCAAATAACGACATCTTTGAAGAACAGTTTACCATTATTCTTGTATACTTTTGGAAATCCATTAAAATAATAATGCTGTATTAAGAAGGGAATTGCGATGATACCACTTATAAAATATCTGAAAAAAGAAAAATAATAATGCCCGATTTTATCAACTGATATTTTTTCTAAAATAGGTTTCAATGCCCATCCACCACCATTTAAAGCAAATAAGAATATATCATTCATTATAATTAAATGATATAATAAAAATGTGTATAAACCAATTAAAGTTTTGATTTTTGAGTAACTCTAATAATATTTTCATATCTGATTTTTCCATATGTTCTATCAAGGGTAGGTTCTTCTGATATATTTATTTTACTATGATGAATAGATTCAAAAAGTTGTATAATTTTTGAAATCATTCGTTCTTTAAGATCATGTTGCGAATTCTTATTATATGAATTGCTAATACTATTCATTTTCCATTGATTTAAGATGACTTCTAATTCTTCAAAATAAAGAGACATTTTTATACTAACAAGTGTTTATTTTTAGATTATTTTAATAATGATTTATATTTGGTATGTGTCTTTTTTTGGATTATTCACATAGAACTCCAATAGTCGATAAATTCTTCCCATGAAATACTGGAAGAATTATCCTTATCAAATGCGCTCATAAAATCTTGTAACTCGGCTGGAGATAATTGATTATTGAGTGCAATACTAAGAGTATAGAGTTCTTTTTTATCAATTGATCCGTTTTTATTTTTGTCAAATTGATTAAAAATTTGTTTAATATGATCAACTTCATCGTTTGTCAAATTTTGTGTAGACATTTATAAATAATTTAATAAAGTTATTATTAAATTAGTTTTTTTATTATTATATTGATCCATTTACAAATATGGTTCATTTTTTGAAGGTATTATAAATATATATAATATCTTTTTATTATTTTGGTTAGTTAAAATTAATTACTGTATGCTAATCCACCCATACCACTCATGATACGAAGGACGTTGTAATTGGTGGCGTAGACGCGGACTTTGGCAGTCTGGACACCACCGATGGCTGCAGCAGAGACAACAAGTTGGAGAGTGGCGTTGTCAATTCTGGAGAAATTGCAAGTTCCAGATGGCTGGTGCTCCTCGGGACGAAGTGCGAAAGAGAAGAGGTTAATACCAGTGTCTGGGTTGCGCGTGTGGTGCTGGAATGGCTGAACCAAGTCGAAGTAGGTACCTTCACGCTCAGAGAAGCGATCCTGTCCGTTCAACTGAAGTTTGGCAGTGACAACTGGATTTTCACCCCAGCAGTGCATGTTAAGGGCAGTCTCGGCAAGAACGAAGACACCTGCATCAGAGACAGCAGAGCCTGATGCGGTATCAAGACCAGTTTGGCTGTCGGCGGCGACAGCGCCACCTGCAGCTGTGCCTGGCATACCATCAGTAAAAAGACCGCTCGTATCAATAACGTTAGCAGTACCCACAGACTGGGCAGTGGATCCGAAAGCAAGAATGGTATTAGGGAGAGCATCAAGAGCATCAGTGTAATTAAATGGCTGAGCACCAAGGGCTCTGTGAAGAGTAGTGCTACTGATGAAAGAATCACAGTATGCAACGTGAAGATCAGGCTGGACAACCCAGACAAGTTCTTTGCATGGGTGATTGAAATTCAACTTAACTTTGTTGGAAGAAGAACCGATGGACTCGTCACCAGTGAACTGAAGTTGCTCAATAAGGTACTCATGGGGGTTCTGGGCCATGCGTCTGCGCTCATCGGTATCGAGGAAAACGTAATCGACGTAGAGAGATGCGGCGACAAGAGATTTAGCGTAGGCGTTGGCAACCTTCTGGTTGACAG